ACAGCATTTCGTCAACCTGCACGGCGCGTCCCACTCCCGCTCGCGGCTGCACACTTCCTCCCACTTTCTTTGCGCCCTCGCACTTTTTTCTTGATTCGTCCTGGCCTGGCTCAGTCGAGGGCCATCCGCCGCTGACAGAGTCGGATCGCACGCAGAAAACTTTTTTCTTGACACTCGCGCTGTTTTGTGGTTAGCGCCCTTACATTCATGAAACACGCTCATTACATGAATCCCACATTCTTGCATGATCGTCCGTTTGAGTACAAGTCGCCGGTCGATTGTCAAGCTTTTTTTTGAGAAATTCTGCGTTGGGGGGTGGAAACGTGTCACAAACTGAGAAGTTGGTCGTCGGAATCGAGCCGGTTGCAGCCTGGAATGGCATCGAGCGCCGCGTCGGTCCTGCTGATCGCCGTGCGAATGCTCACGACCGTCGTTGGGAGACGTGTCGCGGTCGGCGTTACCGCTTAACCGATCGTCGAAAGACTGCGGCTAATGCGCGCTGGCGCGGAGGATCGAAATGATTGAGCTGGTTTTGATGATTGCGTTGCTGGGCCTGGTTGTCTGGGTGCTCGTCACCTACATTCCGATGCCGCCACCCTTCAAGACAATCATCATCGTCGTTGCAGCGCTTCTGGTGATCTTGTACGTGATGCGTGCTTTGGGAATTCCGGATATTCCTCTGCGTCGATGACACCGGAGCAGCGCGGTGATGCGGCGACGTCTGACTTGTTCGTGCTCACGCCGGAGCAGGAGCTGCTTCGTCGTCGTCGCATCAATCTGCTGCTCGATGTCACGCAGGCGCTCATCGCCCTCGCTGTGACTGGCGTCACGCTTTACGTGTCCGCGCGCCTCGCGCTCGCATTCGATTCCGCCGGCGCGACTGCCGCTTCGTTGTTGTTGAGCAATGCTTTCTTTTTAGTGATTGGGTTCTATTTCGGGAGGTCGAACCCGCGGCCTGGTCAGCGCGTGACCGACGTGCCGCAGCCGACGACGACGACGACGACGAACGGCGGCGGCGCTCGCGGCTGACGACACCACGAGTACCACAAGTGGTGCAACGCCAATTGCAGTTCACAGAACCGCCCGTCTTGCTCAGTTGTGGCGGACCGACTTTTACTGTGTGATGCCCACAGAATGTGCATAGCACCATCACATCACTTCATCCTTATCGGGTGGCGGTTTCCATCCGAACCCATCATCGGCGTGCAGATCCTGCGTCTCTCGCTGCTGACAATAATCCTCTAATGCTTTTGCGCCAACATCGCCGGTCGTCTCGACAACGTAGAGCAGCGCGAGCTGCAGACGCGTGCGCTGCTGACAATAATCCTCTAATGCTTTTGCGCCAACATCGCCGGTCGCCTCGACAACGTAGAGCAGCGCGAGCTGCAGACGCGTGATGCAGAACGGCATCAGTTGTGGTGCGACAACGGTCCGTTGAGCAATTGATTGAAGCGTTCTGTCGTCATCATTGCACTCTCAATCTGCTGTCATGTAGCCACGGCTTCACACAGTGCTCGCAGAAGCACTGCAGATCATCCTGCACGTGTTCGAAAGCGCCCCCGAATAGTGCGGCACACACACCACACAGTAAACGGCCCAAGTCCTTATCACTGGCTGCAATGACTTCCACCGCAGGGCGACTGCCTGTCGATGATGTGACGACAGATGACATATCCCATGTGCGGCCCGTCCCGATGATGATCGCATTCGACGAACGGATACCGCGTACTTCCATCTCGGTTGCGTCGTCGCCTCTTCTTGGGTTTCATGGCGTGTAGGGTTTTGCGGTGCGGAGGAAGCCCAGTCCCTTGCGTTTCAGATAGCCATGCCGGATCAGGACGCCGACTGCGACGTTGCGCGTCGGCACGTGCGAGCGTTCCGCTGCTTCCTCGAGCGTCCGCATTTCTTTGCGATCGAATGCGTCCAATACACGTGACGTCGTCTCGCGCGCCCTGTTCCGCTTCGACTGCGTGATGTCCAGCGGCGACGGCGGCGCGAATGTCGCGATAGTCGCGTTACCGTTGTCGCCTAACGTCCCTGCAGGAATGAGCTCGGCTGGATCGTAGGTCTGCGTCACCGCCGTCATGCCGTTGTTCATCACGACTTCGAATTTCCGCGGTCGATTGTCCTGCAGTACTCGGAGCGCCGCGCGCAGCGCGTCCAGTTCCTTCATGCGTGTTTCGATCTCTGCCATCACTGCGGCGACCGATGGATTCTGATCACTCATGTTGTCTCCTTCGTTGGTGCCCACAGGGTGTGGCAGTTCGGGCACCAGAACTTGCCTGGCTCTGTTCGTGAGAGGCGCGCGTCTCTTCGACTACACGTCGGACAGGCGGCGGATGTCAGTGCGTTTCGGAGCTTGCGGTCGGCCGGCAGCTTCATCATGCTTCGCTTGCCGGCGCGTTTGAGTCCCATTTTTTCGTTGATGTTCGTCATGTTCGTTCAGCCAGTCCTCGAGCAGTGTCCGCAGATACGACGACGGCGTGCGCCGCGCGATCTGCGCTAGCTTGAGCAGTTTTTTCTGCATGTGCCACGAGATGCGGCAACTAACACTGACGAGTTTCTCGGAATTCTGGAGTGTTTTGCCCATTGTGACCGATGAGTCTAGTCCAACGTCCACATCGTTGACAAGCTAGACGTCGTAGACCGTCTGCCCTACACTCTCCGACTGGAGGTGTTATGGATGTCAGCGTTGATGCACGTGGAAGTGTCCCGTGGAACATTCCACCACGACGGTATGGGCGACGGTCCCATGCGTGCTCTGGATGTCGCGGGCCACGCGATCGTGGACCGAACCAAGCCTACTGTCGGAAGTGCCACGCCGCGTACGCCCGCGCGCATCGCCGGAAGCATTCAGAGCTGGACCCAGAAGCACGACGCCGCGCGAATTGCCGCACGCTGACAGGCATGCTCGTGTCGAGAGGCAAGATGGAGAAGACGCCGTGTGCGTGCGGCGCAACCGACGTCACCGCCGTGCATCACGACTACAGCGATGCCTGGGCGGTGACGTGGTGCTGCAAGCGCTGTCGTGCGGGCTTGTCGGCGAGCGCAGCAGCCTAGACGCTCGCTGCGATCAGGGTGCCGGTTGGATAGCCGACGGCACCCGGATCGTGGTCCGTGATGTCGTAGACCATGTCCGGCATCAGGTTCTGCAGGTTCGCGCACGCCGGCGGCACGTCCATACCGCCATCGTCAACTTTCCATCCGTACTCGGAGGTGAAGTACTTCCAGTTACGGAGAGTCAGTCCCGCGGGTTGATTCGGTGTGTTCGCGAACGTGCCCAAGCTGTTCATGTTCACGCCTTCCATCGTGATCGCCTCGAGCGTCACTTGCTGCGGTCGCCCGTTGAACATCACGCCACGTCCGCTGCCGTACCAACCTTGTGCATGATCGGCCCATGGTCCGTCTGGATTCATCTCGGTGAACGAACAGTTCCGCACCGTGAGGCCGACGAGATCACCGCTGTCGTACTGGTCATCGTGTCCGAGAATGTTGATACCGCCGCCGCCCTTGCTGCAGCGACAGCGCTCGACGAGGACGTCGCTGATGTGTGACCACGGAGCGGTGCCGTCCTGATTCCTGACCGTGAAGACCATCAGATACGCGCCTTGTCCTTCCGCGATGCCGCCATACTCGAGCACGCAATCCGACATGTAGACGTGCTCGCAACTTTTCAGTTCGAACGGTGTTTTGATTTGCGCGCCGGCGGCGTACCACTTCGGATTCTTCGTCAGCGTGCAATCGGTGATGCGAATATTCTTGCAGATCCGATCCGCGGCTGGTGAATCGGCGCCGCCGAACATGATCGTTTCGGCACCGCCGCAAAAAAAGTTGCGGTCCAGTTCCAGTCCGTCGAGATCCTGCCACGCACCGACGACGCACGTATCACGACCAGGGCGGAAGATGTTGTTCGCGTAGCAGCCCACAAGTTTGATCTGCTTGCCCTCGACGCGCCAGCCACGTCGCAGGCCGTTCGTCGGATCGCCGAGTCCGACGCAGCGATCGAACGTGACATTGCGTCCACGCACGACGTAGAGCTCGTAGTCGGGATTCTGCTGCTTGCAGCCAATGCCGGTGAACGTGACATCGGTCGCATCGTCGGCGATGAAGACCGTCTGCTCAGCCCACGCAGTGAGCCACACCGGACAGTCGGCCGTCGCGATGCTGCCGAGTGGCGGCGGATTCGGTCCGATGAAGCGCAGACTTTTGTGAATCTCAAGCGTGCCATCGTAGGTGCCTGCCGCGAGCCGCAACGTTGCTCCGACCGGCGCGCCGTCGATGGCGGCCTGCACGCTCTGTCCCGGCGTGACGTCGATCACGGTGCCGTCGGGCGGCGATGCGCCCAGCGCGAGCTGCACCGACGTGATCTGCTGCTTCGCGAGATCCAACTCGGCGATCATTTCTTCGTTGGTCATGGGATCCTCATGCCCTGCGCCCATGCGCTGGCGATTGCATCATCGATCGAACCTGGCGGAATCAGCGCAGCCTTCTGGCCACACCGCATGTGCAGGACCGCGGCGGCCCAGCCGCTCGCGTAGTTGCGCGCGTAGCGCCAGCAGATCGCGGGATCGAGAAACGGATCACCGCTGCCATCGGTGCCCATGCGCGGCGGTTCATCGGCGAAGAGCGGCACGACGTAGCGGTAGTCGAACTGGATGTAAGTCTGCGACGCGACGGTGTCGTCGAGTCCTTTCGGATAATCGCGCCGGTTGTGGTACTCGCAGAAGGTCGCACCCTCCGGATCGGGCGGACCTTCGTGCTCGCCTTTTTCGATCGTCCACGATCCACGACTCCACCACTTCATGTTCGGATTCTGCAACGCGTACGGATCGAATCCATTTTTGTCGGCTTCGTTGCCGCCGCTCAAGAATACGAAGTCCTGATACGGCCGCAGCACGTCGGCGATGTGTAGCCACTGCGACATCGGCGTGTTGAGCACCTGGTTGTCGGCGAAGACTGCCAACAGCAGATAGATGCCGACTTCACTGAGACGCTCCACGAGCTCGGTGACGGCGAGATCGTAGTTCGGTTCGTCTGGACGCACTGTGTAGTAGCCGTTCTCAGTGCTCGACGCCTGCGCGAACACGCGCCACAGATTGAAGCCGTAGTGCATGCTTTCGTCGATATAGGGCTGGAGATCGACACCGTCGAGCACCATGCGGATCGCGGTGAACTGATCGTGCCCGCAGAGTGAGACTCGAGCGCTGTCCTTCTGCCGACGCATGGTGACGCCGTCGGCGACGAGTGGTTCGCACGGTTGACCGAGAACGATCGGCGGCGGTGTCGGACCGGGATCAGGTTCGGGTGCAGGTTCGGGTTCCGGTGGCCGCTCGCGGTAGGCAACAGCTTCGGGTTGATCATGGAGCCACGCGCGAATCTGCTCGCCCGTACTGCCCTGGAACGCCATCATCAGCATGATTGCGCCGGCGGCATCGTCAGCCGTCGGAGACGGTGCCAGATACACGTCGCGGCCGATCTCCTCCATGCTGATCGTGCGAATCGTGCCGAGATTCGGTCCGGCGAGAAACTCAATGAACCGCTCGGTTGTGAGATCGGTCGGAAACGTTGTGCTCATCACGCGCCTCCAGACGATGCAGCCAGCTCCACATCTCCCACGACAAGACGAAGTGCGGCGGTGGTGATTCGGACGTTGCTGCCACGACACGCGTGAACGCGCAGCGCGCGAGTCGCGGGGGCAACCGTTCCGCGATCCACCAGCACACGTGATCCCACAAGCCATCCGGCGAGGTCAGGTACCGCCACATCACCGATCCTCCCGAATGTGTGATTGAAGCCAGCCCTCGGAGACGTTGTCGATGCTGTCCACATCGAACGACGACATGACGAGCGCGCACCACAGCGCGACGGCCATGGCGGCGAAGCCGACGACGAGCAGGACGACGACGAGCGTGAACATGGCTCATCCCTCCTCATCGCGATACGGCAACCACTCGCGCGGCGCTGCCGCGGCGACGTGGGCGAAGTCGCCGGACGTCTGCTGACGTGGCTCGACGACGAGTGGAGGCAAATCCGGCACGTGCCCGCCCGCGCAGGCCGCGCATCGGTAGAGTACGCCTCGAGCGGTCGGAAACCTAAACTCAAGCATGGGCGCGCCCCGTGCCTGCCGCGCGCCGCAGTAGCCGCACATCCGGTCCCGACTGGTCCGCGCCCAGATGGCCATGTCAATGACTGCGCTTCAGTCGTTCCCGATTTCGGTTCAGGGCGGCTGCCATCTGACGCCTGATCTCGGTTGGGTCACTTTCGCTTTTTCCGTTTCCGTTGGAAGGCTGGGAAGGAGGGCTGTTACTAATTACATGATCTATGGATCCTGTACGGATCGGATCCTTAAGATCCGCGCGGACAAAATGTCCGGTTTGCGCGGACAAAATGTCCGTCGCTTTTTCTTCGCCGGACAAAATGTCCGGACATTTTGTCCGGGTACTTTCGCCTTCCAGACATCGGAGGTGATACAACTCAGCCGGTGGAATCTTGGCGTTCAATGGCACGACCTTCCCGATGTTCTCGACAATGTCGAGTTCGCCAGCGGTCGTCAGTCGCCGCAGGATGCGGCGCACGGAACGCTCATCTAGGCCGGTTTGGCGGCAGATTAGTTTGCGAGGAATCCAGGCGAGTGTGCCGTCGTCAGGTGCGTAGTTCGCGATGCACAGCAGGACGAGGAGGTCGTTTCGTTTGACGCGGTCTTGTCCGGTGAGCAGCCGGTCAAGTGCACGGATGCTCATCGGATTTCCCGTGACATAACACGCCCCTTTCCGCCCACTTTGAGCGGTGAGACAAGGTGCTCGACGTCGTCACGGGGGGATAGCGTCGAGCGCGGCGGTTCCGGCAGATGCCGGAGGGGGTTTGACGAAACGCCGACTCTACGCCTGTGAATCCATCGACGCAAGCCTGCAAAAATGACAGGTTTTAGCACCACAACTGCTGGTGTCACCTTAGTTGCGGCACACAATACCATAGGCGTGTGGGTTAGTGGTGGTTTTTGTACCCATCGGGCCGGGTTGGATTTGGACAAATTCGTGTACAATCCGCGCATGCCGCGTAACAACATGCGTAACACTCAGCATCGCGAGATCTCCATTCGCGTCGATTTCGATCCCGAACTCCTGAAGCGATTCGATGAGATTGCCGCACGTGCACGACGCACACGTGCTGCTCACATCGCGTGGCTGATGGAGAAAACCATCGAGCAGCAGACTCAGTCTGCCGAATCACGCGAGCCGTCTGCGGCGTGATGACGTGATGTCGTGGCTACACGTGGCTGGGAGAGCGTCTCACCGACTGAACTCGCGCGGCGCACTGCGCGCGAACACGTCACGCCTGCTGGTCACCAGAAGTACCGCGCGCAACCGTGCATCGTCACCGCCGACGGCACGGTATTCACTGCCGAACAAATTGCCCTTGCGGAATCCGCCAGTCACGATCCCCTGATCGGCACCGGCACGCTGCGCGAGCGAGCTGCGCGCGTCGGCATTGTCGGTGACTGGTTCGCCTCGATCAAGGAAGCCAAGCGCTACATCGAACTGCGCGCGGCGGTCAAAGCTGGTCTGATTCTCGATCTGCGTTGCCAGGTGCCGTTCGATCTGAGCGTCGTCTCGCGCCTTGATCGTCAAGAGCACACGATCGGCAAATGGATCGCAGACTTCGTGTACCGCCGCGCAGACGAGATCGCGTTGACGACCGAAGACACGAAGGGCTGCAAAACGCCGCTCTACCTGCGATCGAAAAAACACTTTCAGGCGCAGTACGGCCTGACGATTGTCGAGACGTGAAGATCAAAGATTTCAAACTCGGCGCAACAGAAAAGTTTCCACGTGGTCCGGTAGACGAAACCGATGAAGGTGAACTGCGCCTCGCGCTCGTCGCCGATCATCAGCAGGCAATCGTGCGGCTCATATTCGGCAAGCAGATCTCGTGGCTCGGCCTGCCAGCAAGAGAAGCACGCGATCTCGCCAGAATCCTTGTCGAGAAAGCCGATGAACTCGATCGGCGGAAGACATGAAGCAGCACGCGCTGGAACCGCGCAACGGCTTTGAGTGGTCACGCGTCGTCTGGGGCGGTTCGCACGATCGTCCGGATGACCACTGCTCGTATTGTCGGCGTTCGCTCGACGAGGACGAACGCGACTACATTGCGTTGCGCCTGATGGGCACGTCGCACTTCGCGGTGTTCTGCGACGACTGCATGCGAACCTACTGGGGCATGGAGAATCCGTAATGCCGAACATGAAAACGCTGCCCGATCGCATGAAGAAACTTCCGATCGACGAACGTGGTTACGTCGTGCCGTGGTTCGTGGACTGGATCGACGGCAAGCCTGAATTTCGCGCGATGGATCGATCGAAGTTCATACGAGCGATTCGTGATCGTCTCTGCTGGACGTGTGGCGAGAAACTCGGACGGCATCTCGCGTTCGTGGCAGGACCGATGTACGGCACGACGCGGACGACGAGCGAGCCACCGAACCATTACGAGTGCGCGCTGTGGTCGGTTCAGAACTGTCCGTTCCTCTCGAACCCGCGCATGGTGCGGCGTGAGGGCGGATTGCCACCCGAAGCGACTGCTGAGAACGCACCAGGCATCGCGCTCATGCGGAATCCCGGTGTGGCGATGATCTGGGTGACGCGCGGCTACGAAAAGTTTCGCGATGCGAAGGGCATGACACTGTTGACGATGGGCGAGCCTGATCGTGTCGAATGGTGGCAGGAAGGTCGCCGCGCCTCGCGCGAGGAAGTGCAGATCTCGATTGACAGCGGATTGCCGAACCTGATGGCCTTGGCGAAATCAGAGGGTTCATTCGCAGTGGAAGCGTTGGGCAAGGCGGTTCGACTACTGGATCACTGGCTGCCGCAGGAGGTCAGCGCATGATCACTGCGATTGCGACCGGCGACGACGGCAAACGAATCCTCATCCTCGGCGTGACCCTTGAGAACGTGCGCCGATTGATGGCAGGCGATCCGATTGTCGTCGATGGCATCACGCACCCCGGATTCCCGCCCAATCTGGCGATCACCGTGCTGTTCGGCGAAACAGAGGGAACACTCTTGAAATGGCTAGAGGCGATCATGCATCCGGATCAGACCAAGGTCGTCACGATGGGGCTGCCATGGGAGCATCCGACGACGACGCCGCCGAGAAAAGTCTCATGACACTGGAAGACCGCGAGCATCTGAAAGCGATCGACGATGCGCCCGACGACGAACGACGTGTGCACCTGATCCTGTCCTACTGGCTCGATCGCGAACGCATGGAGCGCACGCCGAAGGAGCACGCCGTGCTGCACATCGGCACACTCTGCGGCATGTGCGACCGCTATCTGCTCGAGCGCGGCAAGGAAATCTGGAACGCGCCGCAACTCTTCGATGTCGCGAAACAGATCGCGCACGATCACGGCATGGCGTGGACTGATCCGCGAACCGGCGAGGTGCATCTGCCGCCGCAGCGGTCGCTGTGGGAAAGCGACAAACCGGAGAACAAGTGAGCATTAAACCGGAAAGGTTGGGTGACGAATGAGTTTTCCAGAACAGTTGGCATATGGTGGCGGCGTTTCGACTTCATTGATGGACCCATCGGCAAAAATGGCGAGGATGCCAACGCTTCGCGAACGGATCGCAATGGCGGTGAAACAGGCTGAGGACCGACTACAGGCCACCAAACGCGCGCAAGAGTTGTTCGAGAAAAATCCTGATCTGGAAGAACTGTTCAACATCATGCAGAACGGACATTTTTAGGGAATCGTCAAATGAGCGATGCCATCGTCCCAATGCCGAGACATCCGTCCCAGATCTTCGGCGAATTACTTGCGGCACAAAAGGAGGTGGAAGTCCTGCGCGAGGAGTTGGGCAAGTTCGCCGCACTCGACTGTCGGCCGATGGTCTTCAGGGACGATCAGATCGAACACGTCGGCGAATTCAAGATTCCCGATGTCCTCCGAGACGCATATCGAGAGGCGTTCGAACGGATGAAAAAACTCGAACTTGAGATGTACGACAGGGAATTGTATGGGTTCATCCCATGAGCGCAAATGATCGGCCGGAGATTCTCTGCCCGCACTGCAAGCGCTGGACGTGGAGCTTCACGTTGTGCATTCACTGCAGGAGGTTCATCTTCAAATGAATGTGCGTATTCCTGTCGAAAACCAGAAAGAAGGCGAGGAGATCCGCGCAGGTCTGCGACTGCCGGATGTGCGGGCGTTCGTGCGGATCATGGGACAACTCGATGCACTGCCGAATGATCGTTCGCGAGAACGTGTGCTCCGGCACGTCTGGGACATGCTGGTCGCGGAACCTGCAGAGATCGATTTGAAGCGTCGGCAGGAGTTGATCGTTCATGAGTGACTGGGTGCCGACGTTTCGCTGCTGCTGGTGCGGTGCTGAATTCATTCAGCGCGAGGTCGATCGCGTCGTCGCCTGGGCGTGTCCGACGGACGACTGTTTCGAACGCCAGCTCGCCAAGAAACTGATCGACACGCAAAAGCGGTTGTTCTACCTGCCGCTGCCGAAACAGGTCGAACTGGAAGACGCCATCGACGCGCAGCAGTACGGCTTCATCTGCATCGGCGGGCACCGGAACAGCGCGAAGTCGCACACGCTGCGCGTGATCACCTACAAGCTGTGCAAGCGGTTCCACGAATTCTCGGTGATCTTCCTGCGCCGCTCGTTTCCGGAGCTGCGCCTGAATCATATACGCTTCGCGATCCGCGAGGTGCCGCGCATCGGCGGCAAATACGGCACGCATTCGGTGACGTTCCCCGACACCGACAGCGAGATTCTGTGGGGGCACTGCTTCGACACGGATGATTACAAGAACTACATCGGCGGTGACGTAGACCTCATCGTCTTCGATCAGTTGGAGGAATTCGAACACGTCCAGTTTCAGGAGATCACGCCGTCCACCGGGCGCACGCGGAAGCGCGGCGACTGGCGCGGCCTGGTGCTCGCCGGCGAGAATCCCGGCGGGCCGCTCAGCGCGTACGTCGAGGAGTTGTTCATCGACAAGAACATCTCGCGCACGGAGTTTCCGGATTACGATCCGACGCAGTACCACTTCATCACCGCGCAGCTCGAGGACAATCCGTACGCGGACCCGCGCTACGTGGTGAACCTCGCGGGCCTGTCGAAGGAACGCCGCGCGATGTTCCGCTTCGGCCGCCGCGACATCTTCCCGCGGCAGTTTTTCAAGACGTTCATCCGTCACGACCGCGTCGAGCGCATCGCGGTGCCGCACGACGTGCCGCGCGTCGGCGCGCTGCACTGGGGCTTCTTTAAGCCGGGAATCTTCCTGTGGGCCGTCGTGCTGCCCGACGGGCGGCTCTACATCGAGCGCGAGCATCCGTTCAGCGAGACAGTGGCGAGCGAGGTCGCCAAACAGGTGAAGGCGATCAGCACGCGGCATCGCACTCAGGTGCAGATGACGTGGGGCAATCCTGAATCGGAGATCTCCTCGGACGACATCGGCGAGCACACGTTCGAAACACTCTACGTCCACGGGCTGCCCGTCGTCCGCAGCGCGCACGATCCGGTGAACGGTTGGCAGCGCATGCAGCACTGGTTCGAACCGATCATCGACGGCACGAGTGAACGCCCCGCGCTCATCGTCAGCCCCGACTGCGAACAAGTGATTCGCACGCTGCCGCAGTTGCTGCAGGACGAGACAAATCCGGAGGACATCGACGAACGCGGTCCGCTCGCGGCGGCGAAGGCATTGCGCTACCTCGTGATGTCGCGGCCGGAGCCGCCAGGTGTCGCGCCGAAACCGAGTGGCCGTGATCTGTCAAAGCTCGACGAGCGCACCCGTTACGAGATCGAATTCATGCGCGAACACGAACGCGCCGCCGATGGACGCCGCGAGGCTGAGGCGTACTCGATGGGTGAATTCTGGGGCGCACGGGAGTTTCACTGATGCGATCTGATCCCAACGATCCGGCAGTCACACATGTCGAGCCGTTCACGTGTCCACACTGCGGCCATCACATGAATGCCGTTGGCACGACGAGAGGCGAGGCAGGCCAACCGGAAGTCGGCAACTACTGCTGTTGCATCGCGTGCGGCATGCCGTTGACGTTCATCGATCCCTTCGGCGACAGCGAACTGCGCCTGCGACCGATGACGAAGTTGGAAGCCGACAACCTCTCCGCAGAGGAACGACACGAACTCGGACGCGTGCAGGCGTTCGCACGTGAGGTGTTTCAGCCCGATCAGCGCAGGCGCAACTGATGGCGAAGCAAATACTCGTGCTCGAGGAAGTCATCGCGATTCTGCGGAGCTGCAGCGCGCCGAACCGCGTCATCGACCAGTTCCGCGAGCGCGCCGAACTCATCGTCAGCAAGCGCAACGAAAAAACCCGCGACGAGGTCACGGTGTCGAGCGGCTTCGGCCACGACTCACGGCGAGGCTCGGTGCAGCTGACCGTGAACGACGTGCAGACGCAGATGGATGCGCCGAAGGCCCGCGAGATCGGCGTGATGCTGCTGGAGGCTGCCGAAGCCGCCATGTCCGACGAGATGATGATGACGCTGCTGATGCAGAAGGTCGGACTGGACGAGGAGCGCGCCATGCACGTCCTGCTCGACCTCCGCGAAATTCGACAGGGCACCCGTGGCATCCGCAGGCAAGTGTCCTAAAGCATTGCATCCCGGCGGTAGTCGGGTGTAGGCTTTCGCGACATGTGGGTCAGCCGACGCCGTTTGTTGGATGACCTCGCGGCCGAACGGGCACGACGCGAGGAGCTGAGTCGTCGCGTCGAGTCGCAGCAGACCATCATCACGTTCCTGTGCGCGCGGACGAATCAGCTTGAGGTCGAACGCGCGCTGCTGCTGCGCCAGATGACCAACCTCGATATCCCAACCCCCCAACTTCGTGTCACGTCTGCCGCCGCGAGCGCGAGTGTCGCGGACGCCGCCGCGACACTCGATGCTCTGACCCACATGGGCATCTTCGACGACGATCCGACACACGCGCCTGCCGGCTGGAATCCTGACGGCACGGTCAACTACGGCGGTCGCACAAAGGGCAACTGATGGCGGTCGCGACGGGCACGTTCGGTCGCGCGCCTGCGGTCATGACACCAGGCGGCGCCGGCGATCCGGATCGGCCGTTGCTCGAGCTCTACGATCGCGCCAAGCGCGAATGCTTCGCGGATCGCTGGCGCTACGAGCGCGTCTGGACGCGCAACCTGCACTACGTGAACAGCAGACAGTGGCTCGGCATCTACGACCGCAGCGGCGGGTGGATGGATGCGCGCGTCGCGCGTGGCGTACCGCGGCCAGTCACGTCGAAACCGAAAGAGGCTGTCCAAGCGATTAGAGCAATGTTTACCGCCGCCACGCTCGGTGTGGATGTGCGGCCGTTGAAGAACGACGTCGAGAGCGTGACGACCGCGACGACGTCGGACAAACTTGCGCCCGTGCTCTACACGGCGAATCACATGGACGAAGTCCTCTACGAAGGGGATTTCTGGTTCATCACGTGTGGCAACGTGATCTACCACGTGTCGTACGACGACGACGGCACGTATCTCAAGGTGCCGTACGAGCAGTGCGCGGGCTGTGGCCAGCAGTCCACGAGCGACGTGATCGCGCAGGCAGGGCAGAAGTGTCCCGACTGCGGCGGCACGGCGTTCCAACCCGCGATGAACGAAGACGGCTCGCTGCGGCAGGATGTGCGTCCGCAGGGCTGCACGACGACGACGCCGCTCAGCCCGCTGGAGATCGCGTTCCCGTTCAAGCGCGCCCGCTGGCGTCAGGTCGATCGGTTGATCCGCATGCGCTGGCGCACGAAGGACTACTACGAGTCGCACCCGGAGCTGCAGGACTATGTGAGGAAGTTGCAGTTCGCGAAGACGTCGAACGAGCGCTCGCTGCAGATCTTCCAGTCGCTGCCGTTCCAGACCGAACTCTCGCCGACGGCAATCAGCGGCCAGGCCGGAACCGGCGACGAGGAGGGCATCGCCGAATACGAGCTGTGGATCAAACCAACGCCGCAATTTCCAGACGGCCGCGTTCTGCGTGTCGCGGGCGACGGCACACCGGTCGTCCTGCATCTCGAGCAATCGGAAGGATTGCCGGGACCGCTGCCGTATCACGACGCGAAGGGCGATCCGATCTGGACATTCCATCACGCAGCGTATGAGCACGTCGGCGGGCGCGTGTTGGGCAGCAGCGCGCTCGATCCCGTCATCCCGAAATTCGATCAACTGAATCGCTTGGACTCGATCGTCGAGATGATGATGACGCGTCTTGCGATCCCGCAGATCCTGAAGCCAAAAGGTCAAGACATCTCGTGGTTGGGCGATTCGCCGGCGATGCCTGGATTGATCGCCGAATATGCGCCCGCGCCGGGTGGCGGCAAACCGGAAATGTGGCCGGGACAGGATCCGCCGCGTTCGTGGGTGATGCTGCGCCAGCAGCTCGTCGAAGAGATCGATGCCGGACTCGGCACGAACGACATTCTGCGCGGCCAGAAGCCACCGAACGTCGAAGCCTTCAGTGCGATGCAGTTGCTCGTCGAAGCGGGCGAAGCGCGGTTCGCCGGCGCATTCAAAGCGCGGGCGCTCGCCTTCCGCGACGTCACGGAATCGCAGATCGAGATCGAACGCGAATTCGGACCTGACACGCGCATCGAGGCCGTGATCACGCCGACGCACGGCTACAACTTCCAGACCTTCCAAAAGGCGGACCTGAAAGGCGAAGTCACATTCGAAGTGGCCGACGGCAGCACGAAGCCGAAGACGCAACTCGCGGAACGCGCAGCGATCGAACACCTCAAGCAATTGGGCGGCGTGCATCTGGAAAATCCCGACACCGAGTACGCGGTCTACCAAAAACTCGGACAGACCGATCTGATTCCGGCGGCCGACAATCAGCACCAACGCGCGCTGCAGAATCAGGAACTGTTCATGACGTGGGTCACGTCGGGTGCGGCGATGCAGTATGTGCCGCAACCGCCGTCGCCGGAACTGCTCGCGGCTGGCATGCCGCCGCCGGCGCCACCGGATCCCAGCACCGATCCGACGTATCCGTTCACTCTCCAGCCGTGGTACGACATCCGCATTCATCGCATCGAGCTCGTGAAGTGGGCCGTCTCGGACGAGACGAGCGAATTGTTCAAGACGACGCCGCAGGCGCGGTACTTCGTGGGGAAATATCTCGGCGACATGGACACAAAACTCGCGCAATCGACTGCGCCGCCGCCGGAGAAACCGAAAGTCTCGTTCTCATTCGGCGCGGACGATATGGCACTGGACCCCGCGGTGCGGCAGTCGTTCCTGCAGGCGGAAAATCTTCCGCTGCCAGCGGGCGGCGGCGCACCGGGTGGCGGCGGCCCGCCGATGGCTGGTGGCGTCGGTGCAGGCCGCGCCATGGCGAACAGTAACCAGAACTCCGCGCCGATCGGCAACACGCCACAGCCGCCGCCAGCGGGCCTCACCGGAGGTCGCTGATGCCGACGTTGATGGATCGACTGCGGTCAGCCGTCGGCATGTCGGACGATTTGCCTGCGGTGGCCGCGCCGCCGGTCGATCTGCCGCAGCAGGCGCGAGCGGGGGATATCGTCGGCGGTGCGAGCGATCCCGGTGTGCGAATCACCGATCCCCGCGAACGCTCGACGCTCACCGGTACGTATCCGAGTCCCGTCGTGACTGATGTCATTGGCGCTGCTCGCGCGCATGGTGTCGATCCACGAACTGCTCTCGCCATGGGTCTGCAGGAAACAGGACTCGGTACCGCTGGCGGCGGTGATGCGTTCGCGATGAATCCATTGCATCGCAACGTGGCTGGTGCTGCCACAGTGGCTGGTCGCGATCTCGTGACACCGCTCATGGCAGGCGACACTGAAGGTCGTCACAGTGATGCGCTGATGTTCAACGCCCGCATGAATGCGCTCGATGATGCGATGAACGAATTCAATCGCGTCCGCGCGTTGCACGCGAACTCGCCGGAGGTGCACCAGATTCAGGCGTACAACGGACTCGGTCGGCCTCGTCTCGCGGCGGTCGGGCCGATGTACGGTACCTCGCGGTCACGCGATCTCCCGACGGATTTCTACGGACAGCGCGTGCAGGATATTCGCGAGAACGTCGTCGCGCCTAGTTCCTCGCTGCAGACACTGATTCGACGCACCATGCCATAGGTGTGTGATGCCGCAGTTTTTCGAGAAGAAGTTGAAAGAGCAGTACGGAGCCGATTCACCGATTCCGTACAAAATCATGAACGCGCAGGGTCTGATGCAGGGTTCGAAAGAAACGAAAAAAGGCGCGGCCCTGCAGGCCAAGCACGAACGGCACAGCGGCGGCTCGATCGGCGCGCTGCGCCGGAAGACAGGTGGCTAATGGCTGAACTCGAAATGGGATTGCCACGCCACAAGGGCGGGCATCACGGCAAGAAGAAGCACGGTCCGATCGAAACGCTGCTCGCGAAGACTCTTGGCGAGGATGCAGTGGACGACACGGTACCCCGCGAACCGACATTGGCAGGCATGGACGGTTCGAAGATGCCATCGCAGCAACGCGCCGCGATGTTCGCGCGACAGCGAAATGCAGCAAAAATCTGACAGGTTCCACGCATTTTATGACATCTTTACGCACCTCCTCGGTAGACTCGCCCGCGTAACACCCGCGTAAGAATCGCGGCGGCCGATACCGCAGCGACGCCATCACGTAAGGCCCCTTCCGACGCGTAAGACTGATTGACTCGACGAGCGGCACGTAACAACCCAAAGCTCGGAGGCGTCATGTTTCACCACAACGTGTTCCACCAACCGTTCGCGCTAGCTTTGTACTTCCATCCCGATGCCGGAACTGGGACCGGCACCGCCACCGGCAGCGCGGCTGCCGGGACGGGCACCGGTAGTGACGGTGCTGCTGCTGCTGGGACAGGCACCGAGACTACCGGTGTTCCTGCGGCGGGTGCCGACAAAACCTTCAGCTACAAGGAGGATCGCTCTCAGTGGATCGATCCTGAACGCTACAAGAAAACCGAACACCTCGTGAATCGCACGGCGTCTGAACTGGAACGCGCGCGTGCGGTCATCGTCGAACGCGAACGCCAGATCGCGGCGCTCACCGGCTCGCGGCCACCGAGTGCCGACGAAACCGAAGCGCAGAAAATTGCGGAGGCGTTCTACGCGCTGCCGCAGTTCCGCCATCTGCAGTACGTGACACCGGAGTTGTTGAACCGCCTCTCGGCGCTGCTCGATGAAGGGGCCAGCATCGCCGAAGCCCGCGATCACGTCTGGAACGCCCACACCGATCGTTTCCTCAATCGCCTCGACGAGCACTTCGCATCCGAGATCGGCATCGACACGCTGACGCCAGGGCAGCAGAAAAAACTGCACGCCGCGTTCGGCGCGCTGATTCCCGACGAGCGATCCGATCCGCAGGGCTATGCGACGTTCAAGCGTCGCTACGAAAGTGGCGACGAGAAATTGATCGAAGACTTCGTCAAGGAATACGTCACTGACATGTTGGAACCTGCGCGACGGCAGGCGACAGTGATGACCACGCGGCGTCCAGTGCCCCGCAGTGGTCCGCCGGCGCCCGTCGTGACGCAACGGCAAAAACCAGATTATTCGAAGATGAGCGTGCAGGAGATGCTCGAGGCGGCTGAGAAAGAAGCGGAAGCTCTCGGACGCTGATCGTCGCTGCATGGCCGTCGGGCAGGGTGAACTATGGCTGGACCGGGATCCGATGCAGCAACCGAAGATGGGTTGCTCAAGAACACCTACGAGGACGTGATCGCAGAAGGAGTGCTCCGAAAATTCCAACTGCGTGATTGGTTCAAACTTAAGGACTCTCCGTGGGAAGGCGGTCGCGGCAAAGAGTGGAGCGCGCACGTTGAGCGTAACAACTCGCCGATGGCCGTCGGATCCGATTCCGCCATTCCGGTGGCTGACAACCAAAAATATGTCACCGGGTTTATCACTCAGCGCAAAATCATGGCGCGGTGGCGTGTCACTCAGGAACAATTGGATGATACGCAGTCACGCGAAGGCGCGTATCGATCCAGCCGCACAGAGAACATGGAGCGGTTGATCGATGACATCGCATACAGAGAAGAATTCTACCTTGGCTCCGATGGCCGCGGCGTGTTCGCAATTGTCGATGCGACATCGAGCGGCGCGACGCTCGAGCTGAATTCTCCCGGCAACGTCTCCTCGACTGGCGTCGCGATTACGAGCGCGTTCGGGAATAGATTTATCAAAAGGGGCATGGCGCTCGCGGCGATCAATCCCGCGAACGGTGTCATTCGCACGAACACGCCGAAAGTGACGGCCGTCAACAGTGATGGGACCGACGTCACGTTGGCGTCATCGCCATCGTGGACGACTGGCGATTACGTCGTGCAGGCGGCGAACAACGCAGTCACCGACACGCTCGACACGGCATACGAGAAAGCGCCGTGGGGTCTGACTGCGATCATTGACGACGGAACCTACAGACAAAATTATTTCGGCATCGATCGCTACCTGTACCCGAATTACGCCAGCTACGTCTCGGCGGCCACGGGCGCGCTGTCGTTCGATTTGCTGCAGCGCATCAGCGATATCGTGAACCAGCGGCTCGATGGTGAGGTCAATGCCATCGCCAGCCACCACTCAGTGCGCCGGGTCTACATCCTTCTGACGCAGGCGGATCGTCGCTACGCCGACCAGGCCAGTCGCATGCGACCGGACGGTGGCACGGCCGCGTTCCAGCAGGAAGACCTGACGATGGGCGCGGTCAGCTACAAGGCGGTCCGCACGCTGCCGCTCCGCTCCATGTTCCTCCTCGATGTCCAAGGTTCCGATCTGGTCCGCTACACATCAGAGAAGGGCAAGTGGGTGAGTGGCACGAGTGGAGAGATTCTCGTACGCGACGGAACGGGCACAAACGCGAGACACGCGTGGGAAAGTTGGTATTACAAAAGATACAACCTCTTCGCCCGCAACCCCGGCAAGTGCGCCAGATTGGATGGTCTGACTGGCATGACGTTCGTCGTTGTGCGCGGTGAATAACGGAGGCAACTAATGCAGTTCGGAGATACGGTTACACTCGTCAATCGCACGTCGAAGTCGGTGCTTGGCGTGCAGTGGGACGGCGTGCACTACCACTTCCCACCTGGCGAGCACCCGAATATCCCGATCCAAATCGCCATCGCTGCCCTGAAGCAGCATCCGCTGATGGGCAGCGAGGATCCACTCGGCGATCCCGGCATCTTCCGCAGTCTGTTCGGCATTCGTGGCGCGAGCGATCCGTTCGGCGACATTACACCGCTCGAGCAGACCGATGCCGACGAACGGATCGATCGCAGCAAGGTCATGGGCGTCGGTGGCGACAAGAAACAAGTGCGGAAGATCAACGCCGGAGGACCGACGCACTTCGACGCACGCATGGGCACCGAAACCGTCAATCTGCAGGATGACGCGGTGACTCGACGATGACGATCGGCGAGATCTACATTCCGGATCTGAATCCCTTTCAGCTCGTGCCGCCGCCGCTGTGGTGGCAGCAGGGACTCTACGCATGGGATATGGATCTGCGGATTTTGCCAGGACGGAAGAAACCGGTCTGGTGGCTGGCACGCGTCCAACGCTTGAGTCGCGGCCTCACGGGCGCGGCGATCGTCGATGACCAGAACGATACCGCCATGTTCGTGCATCACGGACTGATCCCGGTGACGTGGATCGCGAGCACGGACGGGTGGAGCGAAGGGTTCCTCCAGTACATCGTCGGCGAGCTCATGGCGCGCGACACATGGGCGGTGGACGGTCCGATGACGGAGGAGCGTTTGAAAGCCGCGATGTTCGAAGGTGGCTCAAGGTACGGCCAGCAACTCGACGAACGCGACGACGACGAGCGCGCGAAAATCAATCGCGACGTTCGTGATGACGTGTATCACGCGACGGGGGATGCATGGCGAAGTCTGCAGGCAAGGACCGGAGAACGCGTCCTCAACGCCGGACCAGCCACACCACGGGAACCCGACGCAGAGTCAAAGACGGAGCCAGCATGACCACGAACACGGAAACGACAGACAACACGACGGAGACGACTGCCGTCGTGGAGGCACCGTCGGTTGAGGAAACAGCCGCACCGGACCCATTGATGGTGAGTCTGTCGGACGGACAGGCCCAGCAGCCGATCACGCTCACGACACGAGCTGGTGGCTTCGGCGATGAATTCGGCGAAGTATGGTTCGACGCCGTCCCTGGTCCGATCGTCACGTGGACGGATAAAGCAATCGAGACATTCGTGCCTTACGGCGCCGTAATCGGTGCAAGCGCCATCGGCGTCGTGACGAAAGATGGCCGGCGTTACCGGGCGGATTTCACCGTCACCGAAGGCGAATATCAGAAACCGGTCGAGCCATAGTCATGCCGGAGATCAATCTCATGGCGGTCGATATCTCCAGCGGCCAAGAGCAGCAGCCGGTGACGTGCACGACATCGTTGAATCGCTACGGTAGCGACATCGGCGAAGTGCGTTTCAACGGCGTTCGCGGGCGCGTGGTGTCGTGGAGCCCGAACACCATCGTCGCGACGGTCCCATACGGCGCGACGACCGGTGAACTATTCATCACGACGGCACGTTCGGCCACGCGCTACACCTACTCGACGTTTACCGTGCTCGGTGGCACGTGGACTCCACCGTAGATGCGCGCAGGGATCGCGCATTCGCAAAGCGATCCGACATTCACCACTCTGAGGGAGGCAACCGATGGCGAACCAGGCAGCAGCAGCAACACCCGAAGCCGAAAATGCGTTGTGGCAACGCGTCGATATGGCGCTTGCTGCGGCGACACCGGGCGCGCAGATGGCGTTCTACGCCCTGAAACGCTGGATGGCCCAGCAGCTCCAAGCTCCGCTCGCGCGATTCACACCGCTCGTGAATTCGACAAGCGGCTTGATCACTGCCAGTACCGGTGGCCTCTACGGATTGATCGTGACGCGTGTCTACGGCATCTACATCAAGAAAACCACGACGGCCGGATCCTCGACGGCGTCGTATCTCAAGATGTTCGACGACGGGACCGACGCTGCGATCTCCGGCCTCACCGCTGCGAGTCGTCTGGTGATTCCGCTCGGCGCGGTCAGCAGTGGCGCACCAGGCACCATCCTCGAGGGAATTTACATCTCGCCCAACGGCTTCCCACTGGCGAACGGTATCCGGCTCTCGCTGGTCACGGCCGCCGACACGTTCACGATTTCGGGTGTCGGTGACGGTGGCGACGGGTTCATCATCACCGCGCCGTAGGAGCAACCCAATGCCTGAACATTACATTCAACGCAGTTCGACATCGGGTGGCCCGCCTGCGAATTTCATCAACATGGCGAACGCGAGTGCGTGCTACATCGATGGCGCGACGGATCAACTCGTCGTCGGCATCGGGACGTCTGGCACCACGAGCACGATCGTCGCCGGCTACGTCAGTACTTCGGAAACGGGCAGCACCGGCACGAACCTGCTCGCCTACGGCATGAGTACGCTGTTGCCGTCCACGAGCGCCGGCACGAAGTCCTACAACCTGAGTGCACCGGTTCTGAACTACGTCAAGACGCTGGCAGTCCTGACGCCGTCCACCTCGGCATCCACCATCACCGTGGCCGCCGGAAGCGGTGTGACGTTCGACGGCACCAACGCGACGCTCAACTTCGCATCCGTGGCGCGTGACTGGGTCACGCTGCAAGCCATCAGCACGAGTCGCTGGGTCATCACGTCCAGTTCGACAGGCGTCACGTTGAGCGCGTGAAGACCGTCGCGATTCTCGGCTTCGCTCCGTCCTACGTCGATGCGCCGTTCGACGACGCGCGCATCGACGTGTGGACGATGAACTATCACCACGAGGCCGTGAAGCGAAGCTCGCGCGTGTTCGAACTCCACGAGTGGACAATCGTGCAAGGAGAGGATGGCGGCACTCATCTCCGGACGCTCGCGGCACTCACAGTGCCGGTCTACATGCAGACAGAGCATCCGGAAGTGCCCATGAGTGTCGCCTATCCGCTCGACCAGATGTGCAACGAATTCAAGTTGCCACACACGGAGAAAGCGTATTTCACGAACACGGCGTCCTACATGATCGCGATGGCGATCACGGAGCACTACGACGAGATTCAGCTCTACGGGATCGACATGTCGCAGGATACCGAATACGCGACGCAGCGTCCCTCGTGCGAGTACTTTCTCGGTATCGCCGTCGGCCGCGGCATTCGGGTGATTCCGCATCGCAGTTCCGACGTCCTCAAGACGGCGTTCCTCTACGGCTACGAAGACGAGGAGTGCCGGTGGCTGCGAGACAAACTCACCGCGCGCCGCGCGCATCTCGAGCGCATGCAGGCGCATCACGAGCAGGAGATGTTGAAGCATCGTGACGCGCTGCACCAGTTCGCCGGCGCGCTGCAGGACAACGCCCACATGCTGAAGGTGCTGTGATGCCAGAACCGTATCAGCGGCAACGTGAATTTTTCCGGAATATCTCGTCGTACTACCGCGTGGCGACGAGCGACACGGGCGTCATCGCGCTCCAGGCGGCGATTGCCAAGCACACGATCTTCATCCAGAAAATCCACATCGAGGTGACGACGCTCACCGCGTCAGAACTGTGGACATTTCAAGATGGTGCGGGTACGCCTGTGCCGCTCGTGCCCAGCGTGTCGGCTGCCGCCATCGCGCATTTCGATTTCGATTTCGGGCCGCAAGGTGTGCCGTGCACGGAGGCGACCGCATTCAATCTGAACGTCTCTGGCGCGACGGGCGCTGCGGGCTGGTGCACATGGGAAGGCTACGCCAAGCTCACACTCGGAGCGGCGGCCTGACCGCCGGGAGGATGTCATGGGCCGTCTCAGTGATATCGCGATGAAGATGGATCAGGCGGTCACTCGCTTGGACGAACAGAAGGCCGCCGTCGAGAAAGCCAAGGCGGCGCTCGACAAGGCAAACACGGCGTATGCCGCCACCGTCGAGGAAATGCGCGGCCTGCACAAAGAGCAGCAGGCCATCATGCAGGACATCCTGTCGTTCGGAGGCACGCAGCACGTCGCCGTAGGTCGCTGATGTCCCACGTCGTCCCGTCGCATCAACTCGACTCTGATGGCAACGACGCCACCGATACGACGAATCATGCCGTCCGCGTGAACATCGTGGCTGGCAGTAGCGGCGGCGGCGGCGTTACGCCGGTTGTGGTTAGCGGCACGCTCGGAGCGGCTCCGACCAGTCTCTTGGTGACGACCAACGGCGATCAGACGACCATTGCGGGCTACAACACGGCCCAAGCCGGTGGCTTCTCAGGCAACCTCTTTTTGCAAGTCTCGCAGGACAACACCTTGTGGACCGCCATTCCCACGTTTTGCGACAACTCCAATCAGGTCTGGTGGAGCCCAGCCGGTGCGGTGGCCGATTGGGTCACGTATTTCCACGCGAACATTGCCGGGTTCAAGTACATCCGAGTCTATCGTGGATCGGGATCGACCGGGACCACGACATGGACGCTCGTCGCGTCACCAGCCGTGTTTCTCGGTCATTCGATGGTGACGATTGCCGATCCCGCTGGCAATAAGGCGGCGGTTGATGGCAATGGCCAACTCAGCGTCCGTGTGCCGGGGAGCGTCGCTGTCTCGCCGCTCATCCACTCCAGCGTCGCGGTCACCAGCGTCAATGATGATGTCACCGCGCAGCAATTGCTCGCGTCGAACAACAACCGCGCCGGTGCCACAATCTTCAACGATTCGACGGCGACGCTGTACGTGAAACTCTCAACGACGAACGACGCCTCGACGACATCGTTCACCATCAAGCTCGCGGCCGGCGCGTACTGGGAAGTGCCCTTCACCTACAGCGGCGTCATCTCAGGCATCTGGGATGCGAACACGGCTGGTGCGGCCAGGATCACGGAGATCACGTAATGAGCACTGCGAGCGCACGCGGAACGACGATCACCTATACCGGCGATGTGAGCGCGACGTTGACGCATGAGGCGGCCACGAATCTCGCCAGTCCTGCAGTTGTGGCGTTCCAGAATCTAGCCAGCGGGCCGAATACGGTTACCGTCGTATCGGGGGGTGCGACGGCTGTAAGCGTAACCATCATCCCGCCCGCTGGCAATGTCAATTCAATCACACTTAAAGGCATTTCGGGCGATACGGGCATCAGCCTGCATCTGACGGATCCGACGACAATTGCCCTAGCGTCGTCGGTCACGAGCTTCGTCCTGACGGCGGGCGCCGCCATCACGGGCGTCCGCCTGATCTGGAGCTAAGGCTTGTGCCCACGTCATTGGGAGCGATTGTCGCACGGACACGGACGCAGATCCTTGCACCGCTCGTGCAGTCCGGGGCGATCGGTCCTGACACCTTCTGGAGCGACGACGAACTGCTCGCGCACGTGGTCACGGGCTGTCGTGACCTCTGGCGCGCCCTGGTCGATCTCCATCAGGATCACTTCGTCAAAATCGACACGACAGTCGTTCTGCCCACTACTTCCGACACTCTGACGAACGTTCCGGCGGATCTGTTTCGGATCCTGTTCCTGCAGCCGCTCGAGCCGAACGCGAGCGGCCAGCGGCCGATCCGCTTCCGCCGTGCGAGTCTGACGTCGGTCGATTTCACGAGCGCCCAGCTCCGCTCGCCGATCGATGTGACCGGCGACGCTGGCATTTTTTACTACGCGATCGTGAACGCCGGATCGCCTGTGACGCGGCCGGAGATTTACGTCGCGCCGCAGGCCAGCGGCGAGCTCGCGCTACGGCTCGTGTACGTGCCGACGCTGCCCGGTTCGCTCTCAGTGGACAGCATCAATCCGATCCCCGGTGAATCCGATCAGGCGTTGATGGCATGGTGCGCGGCCTACGCGCTCGGCAAACAAGCCGATGGAACGTTCGCGCCCGACACGACCTGGCTGTCGATTTACGCGACGGAGAAGGACGCCATCAAGATCGTCAGTGAACCACGCGATGCCTCGACGCCGTCAATCGTCCGCGGCGTGTTCGACGACACCATCGGGCCGGGATTGAGCGGTTACGGCGGCTTGGTCGATTACGACGGATGGTGGTGGTGACGAGATGCCGCCCGTCAAGGTGTATGGGATCGGATCCCTCGGTGTCAACGTCGATAACGATCCATTCGCCGTCGATGATCGCGAGCTGCGGCAGGCGACGAACGCGATCGATGATCCGCTCGGCGGCGGTCTGTCGAACCGGCCTGGTCTAGCACCCTTCAACCATGTCGCCGCGGCGGATGCGGTCCTCGGCGGCGTCGGTGTGCCGATTGCGAATCTCTCCGGATCCGGCACGCGGTTCTTCTACGTTGGTCGAGGACCGACGAGCTGATGGCGATCACGTGGACGGAGAACGCGCTTCCGGCGACGACGCCTGCCAATAACAGCGGCATCTACGATGTCGTCTGGTCGCCGCAACTCAATCTCTTCGTTGCGGTCGGCGAGAACATCAACACCCTCGCCTCGCTCGTCCTGACTTCCGCGAATGGTGTGACGTGGACGACGCGGACGGCTGCCGAGAGCAACCGGTGGCGTGGTGTCACATGGTCACCAACCGTCAGCGGTGGCCTGTTCGTGGCCGTCGCGACGAACGGCACGCACCGCGTCATGACGTCGCCCGATGGCATCACATGGACGGCGCAGACGGCTGCGGCCGTCGCCGGATGGCGCGGCGTCGTGTGGGCCGCAGGGATCAGTAAATTCGTCGCGGTCGGCTCGACGTCCGTCGCGATGTATTCCTCCGACGGCGTCACGTGGAGCAGCGGCACGGGCGTGCCATCGAGCAAGACCTTCATCGGCGTCGCGTGGTCACCCTCGCTCGGCATGGCCTGCGCGGTCGCTGCGACGTCTGGCACCGCCAGCATCATGACGTCCACGGACGGAATGGCGTGGACGGGACAGACGCATCCCTCGATCACCAACATCACGAGCCTGAGCGGCAACTCGAGCATCGCGTGGTCACCGACGATCGGCATGTTCGCGGTGCCGGTCAAGACCGGCACCAGTTCGTGGGCAATTCTCACCTCGCCCGATGGCGTGAACTGGACGCAGCGCGCCCTCCCGACCGGTGGCGACATCAGCACAATCGTCAATGGCATGGTCTGGGACAGCGCGAGCAGCATCTTCAAGGCAGTCGGCGGGCAGACACAGCCGCGCTGTTTCTTCTCGTCATCCGACGGCATCACGTGGACTGCCGACGCCGATCCCAGCACGTTCTTCAATTACGGCAATGGATCAGGCATCACCTTCTCACCGTCGTTGAACACGTATGTCGTCAACATCAACACATTTCAAGACGAGGTCATCACAGGCGTTGCATCGGCGCCGCTCGGCCTCTCACCGAATCATGGACCCACGACTGGCGGCACCGTCGTCACGATTACGGCGACGACTGGAACGTTCCCGGCTGGTGGTCAGTACCAAGTGTTCATGTATCCGTACCTTGAGCAGATGCTCAACCATCCGGCTCTTGGGGATATCGTCAACATCGGGAACGTCGGATCGCAGACGGCCACATGGGTAGATGATCACACGCTGACGTTCACGACGCTGCCGTCCTACTACAATCAGCAGTCTCCGGGTGCGGTCTTCTGCGGTCCGGTAGATGTTATCGTCGAGAGTTTCAACGTCGCCGGCGGCGGCATTTACAAGATCCTCTTCGATTCCTCTAACGGTTACACCTACCAACTCCCGACACCGACAGTCGCGAGCATCAGTCCGACCAGCGGTCCAGCGATTGGCGGTACCTACGTCACGATCACCGGCACGAATTTTTCCTGCGTCACTTGCGGCAGTCCTGCGCTGCCACACGGCGGTGTCACTGCCGGGACGCTCGGCGGCACTGCTATTGTCAACCTGACGTGTGCCGGATCGGTCGGCGGCCTCGCCACCACGTTGAACGGCACGACGGATCAACACGCGTCAGGGCTAGTTGATCTCGTCATCACCAACTCGGACGGGCAATCGGTGACACTGGCGAGTGCGTATACCTACGTTGCCGCACCGACAGTCAC